TGCATACCCGTCCGCGTGTGTCCGTCCCAGTCCTGGGTCTGATCCACGGTGCCGTCCTCGGCGGCATAGACCGGGCGGATATACATGTTGTCAATCAGGGTGCGCAGGTCAACGGCCTGGTGCAAACTGCCGTCATTGTAATACCACCCTTGAGTCAGCACATGAATTTCCAGCGGCCAGTGCAGCAGGACTTCTCCGTTTGAAAGTCTCATTTTAACTTCTCCTCGTACAGCGGATTTTGAATCTGCTCATTCGTTGCGTTGCCGTCCTGCACCGTTTCAGCGTCCACCGCATCATAATACGCCTGCGCCAGCGCTTCCACCTCTGCAATGTCCGCCTCATCCAGCAGGCCGTTGTCGTAGTGCGTGTACGCCTTGTCCAGCCAAAACGCAACGTCGCGTCCTGCTGCAATTTCCCGCTTGATGCTGCGCAGCGTTAAGTCGTGCCGCGCTTTGCTTTTAATCGCCATTTTATTACTCCTTTCAGGTTTGCGAGGCTACCGCCTCTTCCAAATCGGTAATCCGCTTAATAGGGTCTGCTCGTCCCGTCACAGTCGCGCTGTCGGCATCGGTCAGAATAGTGTTCGCTCCCGCCAGCGCGGGAATGGGCTGTGCGCCTGTCGCGGTGAATGGCGTTGGAGTTGCCAGCTTGTAAGCAATTTGTACGGGGGTTCCTGCGGCGTTCTGGGCGGCAATGTAGGCTTTTAACGAAGCAACTTCATGTCCCGCTGATATATCGGGCAGCAAGCTAGTCGGCACGCAGTACATAAAATAGCGCGACTCTCCGGTTTTCGCAAAGCCAATTCCAGCCCGCCGCCCACCCCACACATCTAGGCCGGACGGCGCTAAATGGCTACAAATGCCTTTTACGTTTATGGCATCATAATCTGTGATGTCGTATGTATAAAATCCTGTAACAGCAGGGTTGTGAGCGTTGATTCCCCATGAGAACCATGATTCTGTGCCATTTAGAATTACGGGCTTCCACGTATCCTGCCCATCTCCATTCACCGCGTCCACCTCACCGCCATACACGGTTTCAGGCAGGGTCAGGGTGTTGGTCTGCCCGATGTAGGGTGTGTAGGTGGTGGGGGCGGTGGTGCCAGGAACGATGTACGGATATACTGTCTTGTCAACCGTTGCGCCGGCACTCACAATCGCGTACCAATACTTAGTTACATCCCCAGCCAAAATCTCAAAAGCGCCTTTGGCGTTTAGCCACAAGTTCTTCCCGTTTCTCTGCACCATAATATTAGCGGAAATTCCCGAGCCCAATTCCAGCCCGAAGTATTTTCCAGGCGGCAGAAGCCAAACCGGAAACGTCGGGCTATCCACACTAGTCAGTGCGGTGCCGGATACATGAATACCGCCATCCGGGACATACTCATATGTAATGCCTTTATGTGTGTCCTTATTATTAAATGGTTTTATATTCAGCAGATTCTCCCCGCACCGTTCGACCCTCACACTGTCCCTGCCCTTGATGGGACGGATGTTTTCGTAAGGTTCCCACGCCGTGGGAGTATCTTTGGACACCATCAGCCGCAACTGTATGTCGTTGTTTACACCTGGTGTCAGCTCTGCTGCAATTGCCAGTGAGTTCTCGCTCTCTGTGCGCAATCCCCAAGCGTTATTCACTTTGCCTTTGATTGCCCAGGCAGTGACCTTGTAGCCCTTGCCCCGCAGTTCTTCCTGGCTGCATGTACACACAGCAAAAGAGTATAATTCTGTTGCCGTTACTTCTTCATTCGGAACGCCGCTTACCTTGAAAACATCTCCGTCAAGGGTGATGGTCATGCCGTATGGTTTTCCAACTGTGGGCACACATTTGTTTGTATCCAGCAGCTGTTTCCCGCCACCTGCCGGATACGGCGTTCCCGTGCCCTCCTGCATGGGTTCCCACTTCGCTTTCACCCCCAGCGCATATCCCGCCACAGGGTAGCACACAACAGGGTCGCCGCTTTCTTCCAGAGGCGGGCAGAGCATATCAATGATGTGCTTGCTGCTCCACGGCTTGTCGCCAATGGTGCTGTCATCAACCTTTGCATCTGCGCCCGGGTCGCCCTTTTCGCCCTTAGCCCCGGTGTCGCCTTTTGCACTCTTGGCCGATATGCCGGTGTCGGTATCCCCAATCCACCAGTTTCCGTTTTCACCAATGTGGGGTGTCAGGCCGTCTTTACCGGCTGCACCGGTGTCACCCTTAGCACCAGTGTCACCCTTTGCACCGTTAAACTTGCCGTTATCAGCATCAGTTCTAACGCTTTTAGCAATGTCTTTTGCGTCAGTGGCGAGTTTCTTGGCTTTGGCAGAGTCTACATTTGCGTTCTGTGCTTCCGTGAGAATCTGTCCCACGACACTCGGCGTAGGCTCTGCCGGCTCTGTACCGCTTGCATTTGAGTGTTTCCTTACAATGTATTCAACATCGGAAGAAATGCGCTGTACGCCGTCTGCAAGGCCTACAAACACAATCGTTCCAACGCCGTACCAGCCAGCTGTAGCTTCCTTTGGAACTTTAATAACGCCAGTAACGGAATCAACAACAGCTTGAACAGGCTTCCTGTTAGGGGGATTGAATGTCGCTATTACGCTTAAATTTACCCAATCCGGCGCTTTAACAATTTGAAGTTGATACTCTCCAAAGCTGTCAAATGTACCGAGTTCCAGCTTTTCACCATTATCTACGGTGGCATTGTAGCCATCAAGTTTAATAACGTGCACCTTATTCCACCCCCTCGGTTTTATAGAGATTTTTCTCCACAAGACCAAGTTCCTTACAGAGACTATAAATTTTATCAGCGTCATCCTGCAAAACTGGCCAGTGCAGCAGCACCTCGCCGTCGGATAATCTCATAATATAAACTCCTTAAATTATCGGCCATCCGTTGCACTCATACTCTATCTCCGGAATAGTTGCAAGCTTGTTCCTCACCGCCTTAGCAGCAGACGCAACGCCCTCTTACGTCAGCGTTTTGTCGGGGGGTGACAGCATACGGATTATTTGTTGCGTTCATGTGGTTCTCCTTTCACGCAATACGGCGGTAACGGTACGGGGCGATATAGGGCTGCATATTATTATGGGGCTGAGAACCACCGGCTTGTAGAATAACATTATCATCTACAAATTCGCCGGCCCTTTGAAGCATTTGGAATGGATAGAGTCTTAGGCTAGTCTCTTTACCGCTTGTGGATATTGCAGAGTGACTGTGGCTCGGCATCTCTGCAATATTCAGTGTATGTTCCTTCTCACCGCCAGCACTACCCGCAGCATACTCCCCGCCAGCACCCACCGTCACCCGGTCAGTGCCGTACCGTTCCCACGTGCCGTACCCATACACAGCAGCAACCTTCTCCGGCGTGCTCAAATCCGGCGCGCCGATCAGCCCGGTTCCGTCCCACTCGATGATGCCGCCAACGGGCACATAAGGATATTTATAAGGGTTGTCCGTCATAAGCTCACCTCCAAAACAAACACCGCCGCGCTCGTCGGCGCACTGTTCGTATAAAACTTAACCACCCCCGCGCCGGGTTCCAGCGCGGCTACCATCCGCACCTCGTCCGTAACTCGGGTTCGGTCACTTACGGCAATCCGGCTGTCCGCCGTCACACCGGCAACAGTCACTGAAGCGCAGGTGGTGTAGCTGGTCGTGCTGCCGTCGTCCCAGGACACCGTGTAATCACCGGTAGTCCAGGCGCTGGCTGCCACCGTAACCGTCACCGGCTTGGGCAGTTTTGCGTTGATTTGGGTCTTGTCGTAGAAATTTTCGTCGATTTGCGTTTTATCGTAGAAATTTGCGTCGATTTGGGTCTTGCCGTAGAAATTTTCGTCGATTTGGGTCTTATCGTAATAATTCGCAAACTTACTGCTTTCACCAGTGTCCTTCCAGACACCCGTGTCGCTGTCCCACACCCAGATGGTATCGGTATCGCCCACAATTGCCCAGTTTCCGTCGTAGCCGGTATCGTGAGCTGCGTACAGTGCCTCGTAATTGGGGTACCACCCAACCGCACCCTGGCTGACCTGCTGGGCCAGCGCGGCGTAGTATTTGGCGTTGTCCATGCCCTCGCCGGGGCGGGATGCTGTATCGCCCACGGCCCAGCTGCGGGCCTCTTTTGCACTGGCCGCAGCGGCCTTGGCGTTGGCAGGGGCTGCCTTGATGGCCTCGATGTTCTCATTAGCGTTCTGAATGGCATCCTTATTTTCCTGCACAATTCTGGCACTATCAGCCGCAGCATTCGCGCTGGCAGCTGCCTGGCTCACAAGGTCTGCCAGCGTTTGGGCTTCGCTGGTATCCTCTAAGTCCCCCTCTTGTACAGGATTGCGCTGGATGACCAGCTGCAGGGGAGAGGTTCCCGCCACACCGCCACCTGCCAGGACTTCCAGTATCGGGTAGAACACGCCGTCCTGGGTGGTCATCTGCGGCGTGACAGCCACATATACAAGGGTGCGCCCCTCATTGCACCCCAGCACCGGGTTGTAAACGTACAGGTTGTTGCGCTTGCCCATGCGCACATTGGCCTCAGCATCCTCGGGCAGCTTGTAGGCCGTGCCGCCTTTATACAGTGCCACAGCCAAAATCGGTATTGTTTTATCGAACTGCACTAAATGTATCGGCACCGGCGCACGGCGCAGGTCAAAGTCTGCCGTACAGTTTTTGACTTGAGCTGCCGACGGCGGCGAATAAATCGTAACCTTGCTCATGAATCACCCTCCCAGGCTCTGGCTCTGCACGGTCCCCCCGATGGGGTATTCCACAATGATCGTGCCGGATTCTCTGGCGATATGGACCCGCTGACCGGCCACAAACTGAACCGCCGCATTAAAAGGGTAGTGTTTATCTGACGCAGCCGTGTCCCCGGGCAGGATCAGCGCAATGCCGTCACTGTAAACCGCGCTCACCGTGGCAATATTACCGCTTTTCGTGGTCACTTCCAGTGCTTTGCGCTGCTGATAATTCTCAATCAATGTTGTAATACACCTTCTTTGCTGTGTGGGTCATCTGCCCGCCGGGAACGCAGTCCAGCGCCCATTCCTGTTCTTCCAGCAGCCCTATCCCATCCCGCATCATCAGGATGCTGTCATTCAGCCTGTGAGGCTGCTCCACGTCGCCGCAGGTGGTAAACGTATAGCTTGCCGCCCCCATCATGCTGAGCAGCATCCTGTTCTTTACATGGGTCTCCAGGGCAGTCTGCGATGCAATGCCTTCCACGGTCTCCACGCTCACAATGCGCCGCCCGCGTCGCATAATGCTCAGCGGGCTGGTGGGGTTGACGTTCTCGGCCACGGCCCGCAGTTCGGCGTCAAGGTCTGCACTGGACACGATATCCACAAACACATTGGCGGCATCAAAGGTATCCGCCTGTACGCTCATGGGGATACGCAGCAGGGTCGTCTCAGCCGCGCCATAGCGGTGCGTCCGGGTATTGATAGACGCCGGTGCCCACGGTTCGGCAACCGCCACGCCGCTGCCGTCGAAATAGATATCCCGGTAATTGATCTCCGCCAGCAGGGCAGACACCACCGCATAACGGGTCGTGCCGGTCTCCCACGCGTGATCCGTCATAAGCACCTCATTGGTATCAATGATACTGACAACGTTGATACCTGCCGCCAGCATCTGTTCCCGGATGGCCGTGGTGTACCGGGTCCCGGCCCGAATCGTCAGGCTGCGTTCCAGTACGCTCAGGTTGCGCAGCGAGTAGCCCTGGTCATACCCGGTCAGCTCCTGCGTCTCGCTGCCGTTTTCATCCAGACTGCGGGGGCAGGTGGTAATGTTGAATAGCCCCAGCGGAACTCGATCTGCATTATCGACCCGAACAACACTGAGCATATCGGTCAACCAGTTCACATCCGCGTCAGGCTCTATTGTCAGGGTGATGGTGCTTTTCACCTCGGCGTTGCCGGTAAATCGAATCTGCGGCGTGGTGTCCGCAGGGACTTTCAGCACTTTGTAGGGCGCACCGCTGCGCATCGCGACAAACTCATACCGGGTCATACTTCACCGCCTCCTGCTGTGTCTCCGTGATGCTGAAGCTCAGCGCCGTGCAGCCGTGCTCCCGGCTTTCCTGCAAGTCCTTGAACACACCTATGGCAAGGTGCCCGTCTCGGTCCTTATAGATTACTTCCTGACCGGCCAGGCTGCGCAGCACCAGCAGCTCTTCCTCTCGCTTGCAGGCGTGGGAAATCGTGTGCGTTACCACACGATTCCCCGCATCGTGCCAGACGGGGCGTTCCTTGCCCCAATACTGCTGATAACTGCCGCCCAGGCTGACGGCCTTGCTGTAATTCTGGTAACTGGTGGCGTATTTCATCGCCAGCCAGTCCGTGCCGTCCCGCAGCCCAATGGCCGCGTAGGGGACACTAGGCGCAGCCAATACTGGGGCGCTGTCTGTGTAGTAGCCCTCTGCATCGAACACGCGCACAATGTACTGATGTGCCGCTGCACTGGTTCTGTCTGTATAAGTACCGCCTTCTGCTTTGGTAATCAGCTCACCATCCCGCAGGATATAGCCATTGTCGGCGCCCCAGCATAGCAGGACCTCCCCCCAGCGTTCCTCGGCATAGACAGCCAATGCCGCGCCGGGCTGATTCTGGACATTGATTTTACAGCTGCTCCAGGGCGATACATCCCCATAGGTGTTGTAGATACGTACCTGTAAGGTGTGCTTTCCGTCCGTCAGTACGGCGTCAGACTGCCATTCCTTCCCGGTGCCATATCGTACACCCAGGCTGATGCCGTCCACCGCAACTTCATAACCGTCCTGTTCTTTGGCCTGCCACCGCATTTTTGCCAGCGGCTTGTTGTCATAGTAGGAGATGACCGGGGCCACCGGGGCGCGGCGGATTGCAAAGATGGCCGCGCCGGAATAGCTGCCGAACGCTCCGTCCGTATTCTTCGTGCGCACGCGCCAGTAGATAACGCCGCTGCTAAACGTGCCTGCGTCCGCTTGATAGCTATTGTCCGCATTATTCGCACTGGCCAGCACTGTGTAGGACGCACCGCTATCTGCCGAATAACTCAGTTCCCAGCCTGTCTGCGCCGTGCCGGTGATATTGGCATGCTTCCACACAAATGTGATGCCCTGCACAGCATCATCCATGTACTCGCCCGCGGGGCTCACCGCCACAGGCGTGCTGAGCGTGTCCAGTGTGGACACGTTGATCGTGTCGCTGGTTACCTTTGTGCCTGTATTCGCAATCGCCACAACATACCAGTCCAGTGTTGTAGCGCCTTCGGCAAAGGTGTTTGCGGGCACGTCTGTATACTGCTGTGAACCGGCCACAGCAACCTCATGCCAGTCGCTCTCATTGTTCGACTTAAAGTGCAGTGTCGCGCTCTTCTGCGTCACATCTCCGGGTCTGTCATCGCTGTCAACGCTGAACACCCAGCTAAAGCGGTTTGTAACTGCCCTGGGCGCGGACGCACCCGCCGCAGGCGTTGTTCCCTTTACAGAGACGGGCACCTCGACATTGGTGCATTGCACCCAGCTTGAAGTGTGTGTGGTTCCCACGCTGCTCTTGGCGACAACGCGCCACTGGTAGCTTCCTATGGGCAATGTGCCGCAATTCACACTCACATGGGTTGTGCCATCGCTGACGCTTGCAAAATCTGCCGGGTCAGCCATGTTGTCAGTCCGGTACTGCAAAACAGCGGATCCCTGCTGCAATGCACCGCTGATCGCGCCGCTGGCAATGCTGCCGGTGAACGCCCAGCTGAATACTGCGTTAAAGCCGTAGTATGTCTTGCTGGTGGGGCGCAGGTCGTCCACCTTGGCGCTGGGGTCTGCCAGCGACAGGGAATAGGTGGCGCTTTCCGCCACCGTTCCGGACCCGTATGCTCCAACCTGCACGCGCCATCGAATACCGCTGCCGCTTGACCATGCGGTAGTATCCAGGTCGAAGGATGTCGCACCATTGCTAAGTGTATAGGTCTGGCTGTTTCCGCCGTCCTGATCGGTGATGATGATCTTGCAGGTCGAGTTGCTGCGCTCAAAATCATCCTCGGCGTCTGTAGTCCACTGCAGTCGATACTTTGTGTACCGTGCGACGGTGCCGCTGGTTAGTGTCTGGCCTGTCGGTGTGATAACGCCCTGGTAGCTGACACATTCGATTCGTGCGTCCCCACGGCTGGCACCGATATCGCTGTATCCCTTTTCTGCATTAACATAGACGCCGTATGCAAGGACGTTCTTTTTTCGTGTCTGGCTGAACGAATCAAATGCAAACCAGCAATCGCCGTAGGAAAAATTGCTTTGCTCGCACACACTGCTTGTGTCGGAATAATAGCTCGAACCTTCACTGTTACCCAGCGCATAGCCTGCCAGCTTGACTTCATGGCTGCCATTTCCATATGCCGGAACGCGCACCTGCATGGAGCCAATGTAACGGTTCGTGTTTCCCATCCCGGTGCTGAATAACCAGGAACAGCGGAATGCCTGGTAGCTGGCATTGGGGTTTTTAGAATTGGTCGCATAGTTTCTGGTAGTCCAGCTATGTGTTTTCACGTCGTCACCCCCTGGCGCATACTCACGGCCTCATTCCTGGCGATATTCACTATATCGTTAAATTCCTTGACATTCTTGGCATCAATGGTGATGCTCCCGATATTGATAGCATAGCCGCCCAGCATGCCGCGTGTCTGGCTGCTGTTGTAGATGCGTTCTCCGCCGCGCAATGCCACAAGCTCCGGCCCGTTCTCACCCACAACAGCCAGCCCGCCGCGCGCGTTGCGTGTACCGGTGGCATACTGCGGCACCTTGCTGTTGGCTGCGCGCATTGTCCCCGTTGTAGCCGAGGATATGCCGCTCATGGCGCTGTTGATTTCGTTTCCTTTGCCGATCAGGACAGCGATCACAGCCACCAGCGCAGTAATGCCGACAACGATCATCATTATTTTTCTATACAGCGGATCCATAAAGCCCATAACGCTGCCGACCATGCTTTTCACGGTTCCAACCGGCCCCTGTAAGTCTTTAATGGCCTTCACCACAAGCAGCACTACTGTGGCGATGCTGGTAATAGAGATAACTGCCGTCAACACCGGCGTTGGGATAGCGTTCAGGGCCTCAGCAAACGCAGTAATGATAGGGAGCAGCGCCTCCGCGAAGCTGCGTTTTACAGCGTCTCCCTTCTTGTCCAGCTTCTGCATGGCGTCGTCCAGCTCGCCAAAGCTCTGCAGCGTTTCATTATCGACAACGTAGCCAACCTCGTGTGCCTGCTCCGCAAGCTCTTCCAGTCTGCCGCTGCCGGCCTCGATCAGCGGGTTCAGGTCCGTTGCCGACCTGCCAAAGATATCCATCGCCAGCGCATCCCGCTCAGTCTCGTTTTTCATCTTGCCCAGAGCGTCAATGGTCTGCAAAAACACATCATAGTTGTTCTTCAGATGACCCTGGCTGTCCGCCACCTTGACTTTCAAGGTCTTAAATGCCTCGGCTGCAGAGCCTGTCCCGGTTGCCGCCGTCTGCATATTGTTTGTCAGTTTGACCAGGCTGCCCTGAAGGGTATCGGTGCTGACGTCCACCAGCTCACTGGCATACTCAAACTCCTGCAGATGGTCGGTGGTCAGGCCGGTCTGGGTGGACAGGGTCAGCAGGTCATCTGCTGTCTTGCTCATGTCCATCGTGGAGCTTGCAAGTGCTCCCACCAGGCCGCCGACCACGGTCACCGCAGCTGCACCGCTGGCCGAGAAGCCGTCCAGCTTGTCAACCGCGGTCTGCAAGCCGGGCGGCAGACTGATTCCCAGCGCATTGGCTAGGCCGTTGACCACATCCGCCAGGCTGGCGGTGGTCTTTCGGGCCGTTTCCTGCCCGCTGCTCAGGTCCCGCAGCAGGCTTTCCTGCTTGGCAACTTCGGTCTGGGCGCTGATCAGGCTTGCCCGCCACTGCATGGCCGTTTTACTGGCCTCACCCTCACGCCGAGCGCTGTTTTCGTAGGCCTGCTGCAGCACCTGCACTTTATCCCGGTAGCTCTGCAAAGTCTGCTGTGCGGCCTCGTACCGCTGCTGCAGGGCGGCCTGCCGGTCGTCCATTTCGCGGGTCTGCTCGGCCACAAGCTGCATCTGCTGCTTATTTACCTTCAAGCCCGCGTTTACTTCGCTCAGTGCCGCCTTGAATTGCTGGTCATTTTCCACGACCAGGCTGACCCCTGCTTTAGGAATCGCCATCTGCAAGCCCCCTTTCCTGTGGCAGTTCAATACCATTCATGGCGCAGTATTCTGTAAATTGCTCAAGCAACTCGTTGAGACTCAAAAATCGCGTCTCTCGCCGCGTATACCCAAGCAGCCCCACCGCGATGTATTGCAGCCTGGGGAAATTTATGATTCGGTCGCCGTCAAGGTGCCGCTCGGGGACATCGTCAACCCAGATTCGCTCAGCATCGTCTTCATCGCCTGCAGCGCCTGACGGCCTGACCCGTTTTTTCCGTAAAACTCCATAAAGGCATCTTCCACGCTGGCAACCAAGCCGCCCTGCAAATCGGCAAAGGAAATCAGCTTTTTGACCACAGCCAGACTGGGCGCTTCATTGTCCCGGTGGTGTTCCTCGTTATCCAGCTCCACGCCCTCGCGCACCAGCAGCCAGATGATGTAGGCGGCTTCCTCGGGGTCGTTCAGCTTCTCGGCTACGACCTTCAGGTCACCAAAGTGCTCCTGAAGTTCCTTCACGTTCTGCAAATCGAACAGGGCAGGGTATCTGCGCCCGCGCAATACAATTTCTGCCATGGTATCACTCCTTGATGTTCAGGAAGGCTTTCAGCCCGGCCAGCGCCTTGGCGTAGTCATCAAATTCCTGCTTTTTCTCAAAGTCGCCGTCGCAGTTGCACTCGGCAGCGCCGTTGAGTTTTGTGGTACCGTAGGACACACTCTTGGTGGCCGTGTTCAGGGTATCGCTCACCGGGTCAAAGCTGGCGCGGTAATACCCGATCAGGCGGTAGACCTGCTTTCGTTCCGGGGTTTTCAGCTTGCCAAGCGCGGCAACGCGCACAATGGCGGGCGTGTCGGTCTCCTTGCGTTCCAGGGTCTTGGTGCTGGCGTCGTAGTGGTGGCCGCCAAGCTCGGCCTCATCTTCCAGACTCAGGAAGCTGCGGTCAATGGTCAGCTTGGCCGACGGCGAGCCGCTGTCACGCTGTTCGCGGCGGTCACCGGCCCACAGCTCGCTGCTGTCGCTGTCATTCTCGCCCGCATAGCTGATGACTGCGCGGGTGATTTTACCAGTGCCCAGGCTTTCCGTCTCGGTGCCGTCATCGTTGGTCGTTACCGTGATAGGGCAGTAGCCGTAGTAAGGCAGTCCGATATATGCCATAATTTATTCCTCGCTTTCGTTCCAATCGCAGCCGTCGTCGGTCTCCGCCTCAACGTATGCAATATGATGTTTTGTCTCGTTATCATAGCCGTACTCAGTAGAGCCAATGATAAAACCGGCTTTTCTCAGGGCGTTGCGCATACACCGCGCACGCACCTGGGGCAGTTCCCTGGCATACCAGGCAGCACGCAGCTTTAGATGCTGCTGCTCGTCCCGGTCACCGGCGTAGATTTCCGGCGTATCATCCAGCACACTCAGCACCACATAGCTGTCCGGCAGTGGGTCGTCCTCGTTTTTCACAAAGGACACACTGCTGCACACGGTCTCCAATGCGGCCAGGGCCGCGTCGATTCCGGTCATAGTTTTCCCTTTCTGCGCAGCACATCCTGCATGGCCGCACTGACGGCATTTTCACAGCTGCTGGCAGCCTGGTCCAAAAATGGCTGCGCAGCCTGCTTGGCAGAGCCGTATTCCAGTGATACCGCCTTCTGCATCTGGGCGGTTTTGTCCTTATATTTCGGGCTTGAACCGTGGCCTGTATCGTACCCGCTGAAGCTCACCTCCAGGCCGTAGCCGCCCTTCTTGCGCTTTTTTGGTTTGCCAGCACGCACGCTGTCCGCCAGGTGTTTGTCTGCGCGGCTGCTATGGTGCTGCCGGACACGTTGTTTCAGTGCGTCCGTTGCAATCGGGGCCACGGCGGTCAGCATTTCCGGAGCAATCGCGTCCAGGTCTGCCATCCCCGCCAGCTGTTCTGTAAGTTCATCACTCCACACCAGATTCATCCTCACGGCGGGCCTCCTTTTGTCTGGGGCAGGTCACTGACGGTCAGCTCGACAGTGCTTCCGGTCTCATAGGCACGCTGCACACTGTACAGGCTGCCCTTCCACAACAGCACGCGCTCTCCGTTGTACTCGTCAGCGTGCAGCACAAAAACGGCGCTCAGCGTGGTGCCTGCCGCTTCTGCCGCAAAAAATTCCCGCCACCCTACAGACTTGCGCTCTCCGTAGACCTTACGCACAGGGGTATAGGAATGTACCAGCACGCCCTGCTTCTTTTCAGGTTTGTCTTGCATCAGGGTGATTTCTTCTGTCCAGTACATAGTCGCTCCTTACAAAAATGCCGCCGGAGGGCGCAAGGCACTCCGGCGGTGCATCACAGCACAGCGCTCATGCGTCGGGCCAGTCTGTGTAGTTGGTCGTCATTCGCAGCTGCGCCTTCTGCTCATCGTAGGAGGCTTTCAGCTTATCGTAGTCGCCGGTCGGCCAGAAGTTGGCGCGGCAGTAGGTGATGACGGCACGGCGGATCAGCGGGTCCTGCGTGTCCAGGTTGGACACACCGGCCTGTTTCAGGTCAGCCAGGGCCGCATCCACCAGGTCGCTCACTTCCTGCGTCAGCTCCTCCGGCATATCAGACCGGCGCAGCGCTACCGTCACTTTGGACAGCAGGTCGTTGTCAGCCATGGGTCACAGCCTCCTATCAGGCGTTGGCAGCAATCGTCAGCGCAACGAAGCCGCCGGGGACGACCACATCCGCACCCATCTCCACATCACCGCGGATAGTGGACAGCAGCTTGTCAAAAGCGAAGTCATCGGACACGGCGATCTCGTAGTCACTGAACAGGTCCAGCTTCAGGCAGCGCGGCACACCGTAGAACATGGTGGGCTGTGCCTTGGCGGTCTGGGCCGTACCGGCGCAGGCGGTCAGGTTCTTGTTGAGGCAGTAGCGCACACTCAGGCCGCCCTCCTTGATGATGCCGGTGTTGGGGTTGGCAGAATCCGGGGTGATCTCGTAGACAGCCTTTTTCTCGTTGGTGCCGCGCACATCGCCAAAGGCAATCAGATCCTTCTTATTCAGGAACAGGACTGCCTCGCCCTCAACAGCCTCATCGCCGCCGTAGTTCAGCGTCAGATTGCGCAGGGTTTTCTCGTTGATGGTGCCTTTCTTAGTGCCGTCCAGCGTGGCGTCAATGGTGTCCACGAGCTTGCTGGCTTTAAGCGCGTCGGTCACAATAACGGACGCTTTCTTGCGCAAGCTGAGCAGGGCCTGGGCGCGGCACTTGGCGAAGTAGTTCACGGGGGTCTGCTTCTTGGCCTGCTTGCTGATCTGGCTCAGAACCGCCTCCGACTTGGGCGTGATGTCGATGTAGTCGTAGGTGGCCTCTTTGGTGGTGGCAGCAGCACCCTCGGTCTGATCGGCGGCGGCGTCGGCATCCTGCTTGACGTAGGGGATGCGGTCGGTGGACATACCGGAGCAGTCATCGACCCACACCATATCAATGATGCTGGAGACGCCGGCACCAACGCGGTCCTGGATCTCGGTGTTGACCTCGGTGGGGGTTGCCAGCTTACCGCCGCTCACCAGGACGGCGCGGGTCTCCTCCACGCCCAGGACGGCGCGGCGGTTCTCTTTGAACTGCTGGGCGCGGGTCTGGGCATCGGTGATGGCGGTGGGGTTGTCCTGGGGCGCACCGGCACCGTCCGCAACCTTGGCGGCAATGCCGAGGCGGCGCTGCTCGGTCTCATACTGCGCGATGCGTTGGCTGATCTCATCGGCCTCGGCCTCCAGGGCGTCCAGGTCGGCACCCTCGGCGTTGACCTCGGTGCGGATTTCGGCAGCGCGGGCGCGCAGCTCCGCAATGGTCATTTCACTGGTTTTCTTTTTCATGGTTCACACTCCCAAAAGTTTCAGTTTGATTTTTGTTGCGGTATCCGCCCTTTGCAGTCTCTCCGCTTTAATTCTCTCGATCTCTCCGTCAAGGAATTTTCGGGCGCTGATCGATGTAGCATCGTTGGCCGGTAGGCTCACGGCGCTCACATCGTACAGTTTCTTGATCTTGGTGATCGTGCGGTTCACGGTCACGGTGTTGTTTTCCAAATCGCGGGTGGTCTCACGCTTATCCTCGGCCACGGTAAAGCCAAACGACATCTTATCGGTGTAGCCGCCCTTGATTTCGGCAAACAGCTGCCGCCCAATCTCGGTGCCGCCCAGATCGGCAGTCACTTTCAGCCCGGCGCTGTCAGCGGACAGGGCCAACGTGCCGTTTTTGGTTCGGGCAAAGACGCGGCCCTCATGGTCGTACTGCATGATGACGTCATCCATATCGCAGTCATCAAAAGCGTGCGGGTCGATCTGCTCCATGATGCGGTAGGAGGTGCCGCTGTCGCCCCTGTACTCATACAGCAAATAGGGCTGGTTGAACGTACAGGCGTAGCCCTCCACTTCCTGCTTGGAGTCCGGCGCGGCGGGGTCGGCGGTTCGGACCTCCAGCCGCATGGCGCGGTATTCCCGGCCATTGTTCAACTTTTTCAACAATTTCTCATTACTTTCCACTGGTTAGGTCGTCTCCTTTCTTTGTCACGCTGCCATCGCTTCCCAGCAGGTAATACTCGCCGCGTATCGTGTACGCTTGCCCCTGGCCGTCCGGCAGGGGCGGCAAGTTCCAAATTTCGCGGATTTCATCGCGGTTCATAATGCCGCGATCCGCCATCTGGGCCGATACGTTCAGTTTTTCGGTGTTGCTCATGTATTGCAGCCGGTTGGCTGTCGCTATCAGCAGCGTACCGCCCGCGCGTTCGCGCTCGGTAAACAACATTTTTGTGGCGACATCGCTGAACTGGATGGAAAACGGCTCGATTTTACCCTCATAGAACGCGCTCCAGGCGTCGCCGTAGGCGCGGTTTTGCAGCACGTCCTCGTTGGTGCCGAAGTAGTTGAACACATTGGTGTTGATGCGCTCCATCTCATCGGCGGCCACAACATAGGGCTTAGCCTCCAGCTGCTTGATGTCCGTGTAGGTGTTGGGGAACAGCAGAATGCCGCCGCCCTCGCCTTGCAGGTTTTCCCGGCTGAATCGCTTACGCTCTTTTTTTAGATCCTCATCGCTGGAGAAGTTGTTCATCTTGGCTGCAAAGCGGAATGTCGCGCCGTTTTTAACGGCCTCGGCAATGCCTTGGTTTTGCAGGTTTACCAGATCCATCGTGGGCGTCAGCGCGTGGTTGTTCTCGCCGAAAATATCGCTCTTGTACTGGAATTTTGTCATAATGCCGCACCGCGCCATTTCAATGGCGGCGGTCTGGCCGCTGCGGAATGTGTAGCGCAGCCAGGGCGCGGCCCCATACTGCACGATTTCACAGCTGGACGGCAGCACGGGGAACATGCCAACGGTCTCACCAAACTCATTGATGACCGGCACAATAAAGGCGGTGTTTTGCACCTCCAAAATTGTGCAAAGCCTGTACAGGAATTGTCCCCAGGTCTGCCACTCATTCGGCCCCTGCCGGAGCCGGGTTTGCAGTTTCGGGTTTGCCGGTCCCTGCACGGTGACGCTCAGCTTACTGGCGTGGGTGGCCGTGGCGTGGATCGCGGCGCGCACAATCTCGCTCTCATACAGCTCGCCGCCCCAGGTCAAAAAGCTGGGCGTGTAGCCGTCAAGCGTTGTCCAGAATCCAGACGCGAGGCTCTTGGCGGCTATCTTCCCGAAAATTGATTGAAACAGTCCCATGCTCATCACCCCGCGTTCTTTAACTGGCCGCCGATCTCGGCGCACCATTTCTGCCGTACCGTCATCCCATCCATGAGCGCGGCGCAGCCATCAATGTGGTCGGCGGCGCTCATTTTCACAAGTTTGCACCTGCCGCTGTCGTTCTCGACTTTCAGCGCCGTGTTCAGCAGATGTACTTTTAACAGGTCGTTGTCCCCGATGTTGATGGTGCCGTCTTTCAGCAGTCCCTCAACCTCGCGTATTACCGGCGTCAGGTTGAACCCCTGGAATACATCGTCCATGTGGAATCCGTATTGCTTCATATCCTGCACGAGGTACTGGGCCGTGTATCGGTCATAGCCGACCTGCAAGGGATAAATTTTGTACTGCTCTATCAGTGTCCTGAACCAGTTGTAGCAATCGTGATAGTCCACAAAATTGTCACCGCTCAGCGTGAGGATGCCGCGCTGCACATACGCCGCATAAGGCAGTCCGTCCCGCTCGGTGGCCTCTTGCAGCTTCTCGGCGGGGAGAAAGAAATGCGCCAGCACATTCAGCTTGCCGTTTTTCTCAATGATCGCCACACAGGCGGTCAGGTCGGTGGTGCGGCTCAAGTCAATACCGCCCACGCAATAGCAGTTTTTGAAGTTAGCCGGGTCAATGTGCGCCCCACAGGCCCGCTCCACAACATCGGAGGCCAGCCATGCAAGGCTAGAGTTTTGCTTGATGTTGCAGTATTTTGTTAAAAACTCGGCCCGCTTGGACAAACTGCCCTCAGCAATGGCGATTTCTTCCAGCAGATAGCTGACGCTGATGCTTACGCCCAGATTGGGGTTGGCTTTAGCCAATTCGTTAATATCGCTCCACTTGGCAGGATCGTCGATCATGTACAGAAACGGCGCAAGGCGTGTCTCTCTGGAATCGCCCAGCAGGAACCGGGTGGCGCGCTTTATCAGTTCATCATAAATGCCCTCATTCACATAGCCTGCCGTGCTGATTGCCAGCAGCATGGGCTGTGTGCGCGCGCCAAAGCTCGACTTGATGACCTCGTAGAATTTCAGCCCAGCATCACCGGGCCAGCTGGCGACCTCATCGGCCACGCACAGGCTGACGTTGAGACCGTCCGACTTTTTTGCGGAAAACGCCAGCGGCTTTGCGCTCGTGTTGCTGTTCGCAATGTAGATGTCTGTGCGCCGTTTCTTGCTCAGCTGGCTCAGTTCTGGGTCCTTACTGAGCATCTGATAATAGGCATCGTAGCACAGCCCCGCTTGCTCCAGCTTAGGCGCGGCAAAGTAGATGCGCCCACCATACTCGCCGTCCAAAAAACTGCAATAGGCAGCAATGGCGGCGGCCAGCAGCGTCTTGCCGTTTTTTCGGGCGATGATGACGACGACCTCACGGAATTGGCGGTGATTTGTGTCATCCACCACGCCGAACAGCACCGACAAAAGCGCCTTTTGCCAAAGCTCCAGCACAATCAGCTGGGGAGCCAGCGCACCCTCATGGTGTCGGCAGAAATTCTCCACAAAACGGATTGCTTTCTGCGCCTTTTTAGGATCGAAGTGAAACAGCCCTTTCTCCAGGCCGTCCACAACGTACTTGTACCAGACCTTGATCCAGCGGCCCACGATGATGGTGCCGTCCGTGATTTTCTGGTAATACTCGTAAATGTAGTTATTCACGGGCCAGCTGCTCCAGTCTGCTCTCACGCTTTTCCGGGGGCAGCAGCTTGCCCAGGCGCTCGGTCACGGTGTTGTAGTTCTTGATGAGGCTGTTGTAGGCTTGCAGATCGGCGCTGGCTTTTTTGCCGTACTGGTTCGCGCCGTTCATGTACTCCTCGCTGCACCCGTCGGCGTTGATGGATTTTTGCAGATCGTCGAGTGTGATTTTCATAAATGCCGCGTTCTGGATCAGCGGCTCCACAATCGCCATCTGATTTTTAGGCAGGTCGGCGTAGTGCGCCATGATCCTGTTGTACTCCTCTTGAATCAGCGTAGTTTTTGCTTTTCTCCCCACAACAACACCCCCTTTACGCTCTTTTCAGTGCTTTTCCGAACTTTGGGGCCCGGTCTACCACACCCCCGCTCGTTTTTTCGACCGGGGGGAGGTCACCACCTCGATGTCACTCGCCCCGCCGGGTCCACACGGTATCTACGCTGCGCGCCGTGGCGCTTTGCGTGACAGTCACGGCACAGCAGTCTCAGGTTGGACCATGACAGCGAGACCGCCGGATCGTTGATGTTGTCCGGCGTCAACTCTGTCATGTGGTGGACTATCTCACCGGGGCGATACAGTCCCTTAGCCAGACAATCCTCACACAATCCGCCCACGCTGGCGGCGTACCCATCGCGGCAGCGCTGCCACGCTTTGCTCTTGTAAAACGCTTTGGCAAACTCCCGCATACTGTTTGCGTGTCCACACTGGACACGCGCTGCACCTCCACCCGCCGGGGCGTAAAATTATCATAGATGCCCAGCGGCGCGAGACGGAGTTTCTTTTGTCTCGGTGTAGGTGAGGCTCTCCCGCCCGCCGGGCATGACGGTCTATTGCCGTCCGTCATCCGCTGAGTTTAACCACATCAACGGCACTGCGTACCCGCACACAGGTCTTGCACCTGTCAAGGTTCATCCCGCCGGGGAACTGGGCGGGCGACTGTGCGGTATGTTGCCGGTCTTTCCCGGCTGTCAGCTATTTCAAGGAGATTAACTATGGCCAGGCTGGCGGAATCGAACCGCCAGGCGTACCCGTAACCCTGCAACCTTGCAACCCAGTTATAAAAAAAATAGCCGCCCCGATGTGGGGCGACTATCCGCTTAGGAGGATTATGCAAACGAGCAAACCGCCGAGCATCAAGCCCCTACCTGCTCGACACCCTCAGCTTAACACACTGGGGCGGAACTGGGCGGAACTAATTTTATAATTTTGAAAATTGCCCGCCGATGGAGCTTGCGCACATAGCGCTCAGTGATCCTCATGCGCGCCGCGATCTGGCGGTTGGTGCGCCCGTCGATGTAGCGCATCTGTAGGACCTCGCGCTCCAGGGCATCCTCCAGCTGAGCAATGGCGCTCTCAATCTCCATCCTGGCGGCCTCGCCGTCCGTCAGCTGGGCGGCCAGCTTCTCGCGCCGGGTGTTGATGCTCAGCAGCGCACTGTCAATCTCACCGGCCCCGCCGGGTGGGCACAGGGCGCGGGCGTAGTCGGCGCGGCGGCTTTCTTCCCGGAGCCGTTCCCTCAATCGCGGCTCCACCCGCCGGGCATCGCGGTAGCGATTCAGCCACACGATGCACTCATCATAGGTCATTGGGCATCACCTCCCAGAGATGGTTCAAAATCCTCACATTTCAGTACCATACCCGCGCCGTCCGTCTTTTCGACGCCGTAGCAGTATAGCTCACAGTCCAGGTTAAACAACCCCTTATTGTGGGCGCACCCCTCGCACCTGTCAAGGCGCGGCTGGCTCATGCCGGGAATCCCGCAAAATCCGCTATTCATTTCTTTTTCGCCTCCCGCGCGGCCCGCTGGATGTCCTCGGCAATGTAGCCCTCAATACCCGCGCCGGTGCTGTACCAGCGCTTGTACCATTCCAGCGCATTGATGTCTCCGTCCCGGCCTGCGCGCTCGCCGTTCGGCCCGAGGCGCACCGCGAAGCACTCGCGGTATTGAAAGCCGTCCACATGGCCGGAAAAGCGCGTCAGATCATCCACGGCAATGATAAGCCGCCCGCCGTCTGCCATCTTCCGCTCACGGATCGTCAGGCCCAGCTCCTTCAGCCGCGTCACAAGCAGCCAGCTGTCGAACGCCTCCAGCTCCTGCCGGGCCAGCGCCTGCCACTTTCCAGCCTCCTCCTGCCGGGCACGCTCCTGATCACGCTTGCCCTTCACCTCGGCCTTGTACGCCGCCAGATCGTCCTTGTTGATGTACAGGCGCTTGGCTGCATCGAACAAATCTCGTGTAGTGAGTGAGCTTTCGGCAATAACCTCGTTTGTATCCGCCGGATCCAGCATCCTCACGCGAAAGCTGTAATAACCAGCAGGTTCAATGCGCAGCAGCGCATCCGTCTCGCCCTCAGTCAGATCCAGCGTCACCGGCTCCAGCTTTCCGGCATCCAGCCCGCGGTCAGCGTAGTTCCATTCGCTCTTGCGAACATAGTCGAGCTTCTTAAACTGGTCGGCCAGGCCGCACTCGACCAGATACTTGATGGCCGCCCGCCGGGACATATCGGTGATGGGCGGCATACTGGCGTACTTGATTTTGGCGTATTCGACCTGCTGCACCTTGTACAGCTTGCTGCACTCGTAGGCCCGCGTCATGGTGATCTCGCCGCGCTCCACCATCGCCAGAACCTCCGGCACGCAGTTGTTGACGATGGCATTCAGCCGCCCCAGCGTGCCGGTGCCATCGCCGGTGATGCGGCTCATCTCATCACGGATGCGGCCATCGAGCGCGCCTGCCGCCTTTTTGCGTTCGAGTGCCTGCTTGAGTGCCCGGTACTGGCGCAGCCGCTCACCGTCTGTCAGCTCGCGCGCCGTGGCGTTGGAGGTGATCAGCGCGATGAGGTCGTCATCCTCGCCCTGACTCTGGCGGATAACGCAGGGCAGGACCTCAAACCCGGCCACGCCCTCGGCAGTCAGGGCGCGGCAGGCCGTCCAGCGGCGGTGCCCTGCGATCAGCATGTACCTGCCACCCTTGGCGGGCAGCACCTCCAGCGGACTGCGAAGGCCGCGCTCGGCAATGTCGGCTTTGAGCATCGATACATCTCCGATCTCGTAGATGCTATTTTCCGGGTTCGGCTCAATGTCTGCCGCCGGCAGCATGACGACCTGCATCCGCTGCCCCGCCGGGGCGTTGGCTTTTGTGCTGCCGAGAATGTCGTTGATAGAAAATCCCTTGCTCATCGCTCAGCCCTCCTTGTGCGTGTCCATCTTGGACACGGCCTCATCGACCTCATCTGCCAGGCATCCGTAGTCCAGCGCTGCCGAGCAGTCCGGCTTGTACACCCGCAGCGGCTCGTGCGCGCTCTTGGCCTCGCTGACCTTGACCGTGTACCGGATGACGGTGTGCAGCATCTCAATGCCCGCCTCGTTGAGCTGGTGAACGACCTCGCCCGCGTACCGTGTGCGGCGATACTTTGTCATCAGCGCCCCCATCACCTTGAGGTGCGGGTTGTAGTACATCTGCACCTGTTCGATCTGGTCGATGATCTCCCGCATGCCATCGCAAGCCCACTCATCGCAGTCTACCGGGATGATTACCCAGTCCGCAGCCGTCAGCGCGTTGATGCTGCCCATGTCCAGATCCGGCGGGCAGTCCATCAGGCAGTAGTCGTATTTGCCCTCCACCGGCTCCAGACGGTTCCGTAGGTAGAACTGCCGCGGGCCGGTATCCTGAATCATCTCGCGGTTTGCCTTGAGCATCCGCATGTCGCAGGGGAGAAGGGCAACCGCCGGGATTGCCGTCTCCACAATGGCGTCCCTCACCATGGCCACGCCCAGCAGCACAGACGACACGCAGGGCCTGTCGTAGTCGGCCACGCCGAAGAACTTGCTCGTGTTGCCCTGCTTGTCGAGGTCCACCACCAGAACGCTCTTGCTCTTGGCGGCCAGCTCGGCGGCCAGGTTGCAGGCGGTGACGGATTTCCCGACGCCGCCCTTCAAGTTGATAATTGCAATGCTGATCATAGTAATCCTCCTGTCCCGCCGGGGCGGCGGGTGTTATTGCGGCCAGTTCATCTGGTCGATTTCTTCGTATTCCTCTTTCGGGGTAGGCTGCCATTGATGGTATTGGGGCTGCCATCTCATGGACACAACGCCCGTCGGCCCCTCGCGGTTCTTGGCGTACATAATGGCGGTATCTTGATAGGCGTCCTCGCCGCGCAGTTCGGTGCTGTCCTCGGTGCGCCTGTTCTCCACAAAGATCGCGCTGTTGGCGTCCTGCTCAATCGTGCCGGAGCCGCGCAGGTCCTCCAGATTGCAGAAGCGGCCCTCGTTGCCCTTCACGCCGGCGCGGTTGATCTGGCACAGCTCCACAACCACGATGCCCATCTTCATGGCGGCCACCTTCAGCCGCCGGGTGATCTCGCTGACGCGCTGGTACTCGGTCTGGCGCGGGTCGGTAGGACTTAACAGGCCGATGTGGTCGATGAACGCAATGTCCGGCTTGTACTGCATGAGCTTGGCCTCCAACCCATCAATCGTCAGGTTGCTGTCGGCGTCCAGCATCATGTTGTGATGCTGGCGCAGCCGGGCGGCGGCATTGTTGATGATCTCCCGCTCACGCGGGGCCAGGCTCTTGTTGGTGAGTTTGCCGGAGTCGATGCGCGAAACCTTGGACAGGATCCTGTCCATCAGCGCCTCCGCCGTCTCCTCCAGCGTGAGGTAGTAGACCTTGTACCGCTTCGAGAGCCGGGCCGCCAGATTCAGCGAGAAATCCGTCTTGCCGCACCCGGGCCGCCCGGCCACAACGCAGACGCGCTGCCGACCAAAGACGCCGTACCGGTCCAGCTCCGGCCAACCCAGTTTCAGGCTGTCGTCCGGCTCATCCAGCCGGGCCAGCGCGGAATCCAGCACCGCGTCAAAGTCCCGGGCCGTGCTGTCGGTCTGGGTGCTGCGGATGGCATCCTGCACCGCCAGCGTGCGGCGCAGCTGGCGGCAGACGCAGTCGCTGTCCATGGCATCCTTGGCCATGCACTTCATCAGGTCGCCCTGCAAAAGCGAGTAGCGGTAGTCCTCCAGTATTTGCGCCGCATAGCTGCCGATGTTGGAGACGCTGGGGCAGGTCTCGGCCATTGCCACAACGGCGGGCCTGATCTCATCCGCCGGGCGGCCCGCCGATGCCCGGTTGATGACCGTGATGACGTCCACCGGCTCCCCGGCCATAGTGAGCTGCTGCACCGCGCTGAACACCGTGCGGCTCACGCCCTCGTCGAACATCCCGGGCACCAGCTTGATGATGTACTCCCGTGCGCGGGCCGGGTCCATGAGCGCCGCGCCCAGGAACGCCCGCTGCGTCTGCTGCTGTCGGCTTATAGTTGCACGTTCCATTCAAAAGCCTCACAAAAAATCAAGTATGTCGGTGTCCGGCCCGATCTCCCGCGGGCGGTCCTCCGTGCTGGCAGGGCGCTGGGTGGGGACGGCATCCACAAAATCGTCCTTCAGGGCGAACAGCCCCTCCCATCCGCGCAGGATGCTCTGCTCGAGCACGGCGGCCATGTAGCCGTAGCGGTCACGCACGCCCGCCTCGTCGGCCAGCTGGTTGAGCTTGTTGCAGGCCAGCGACGCGGCGTTGACGGTCAGCGGATGCTTGCCCGCGGCCCGGGACTCCTCAAATGCGAGCAAGGCCTCCGTCAGCCGTTCATTTCCCGGGAAGGCATCCCGGAAAATATCGGAAACACTCGCACGCGCGCGCGCCCGCGTATTGTTCTCTCTTGTATTGTTATTCTTGTATTGTTCTAGGCGACATTTTTGTCGGGGGGTAGGCGACATTTTTGTCGGGGTGGGTGCGACATTTTTGTCGCCCGCCGACACTGGGTGTCGCTCACCGACATTTTTGTCGGCCTCTGTTTCCGGGGCTTCCTTATGCGCTGCATCTGACAGCGGGGAGATGCGCCGCTGCATTGCGGCACCGTCCCGGACATTGGTCACGGCCACATAGCCCAGCTCCTGCAGGTGCTTCACCCAGCGCTGCACGGTGCGGTCACTCGTGTCGTACAGCTCGCTGAAATAGCCGTTGCCGGCGTAGCAGTACCCGCACTGGTCGGACAGGGCGGTGATCTCTGCAAAGAAAACCTTCTCGGACGCACTGAGCCGCCTGTCATACCGTACCGGGGAGGGAAGAATAGCGTAAAATCCGGGTTTTTCCATAGCTTGGCCTTTCTAAAAATGGCTGACCTTAATACAGGGGTGCGCCGCGCTCTTTTCGGCGCATCCCTGCAAGGTCTTTTTCGGTTTTCAGCGGTTAAAACGGCAGATCGCCCTCATCCTCGATCATGGCGAAGTCGTCGCCCGGCTGCTGGTTGTAGGCCGAGGCCGGTGCGCCGACGCGGGGCTGGCCCGCCGGGGCAGGGGAGCCCTGGGCGGCGTTGTCCGCCTTGCTGCCGCAGAAGTTGATGTTATTGGCCACAACCTCCAGCACGGTGCGGTTGGTGCCGTCCTTGGCTGTGTAGGTGCGGCTCTGGAGCCGTCCGTCCACCGCTACCATCTGGCCCTTAGTGAGCCATTTATAGGCAAACTCGGCGGCCTTCTCCCACGCGATGACGGGTATCCAGTCCGCCTGACTCTGCCCGTTTGCATCCCTGCGCCCGCGGTCAACGGCCAGGGTGAACGTCGCCACCTGCTTGCCCGTGTTGGTCTGCCGCAGCTCCGGGTCCCGGGCCAGGCGGCCCTGCAATGCACAGACATTCAGCATCAGATCATCACCACCACACTGCCGCGCTCCACCAGATCGGCCAGCTTCTCGCCCAGATAGGCGGCGATGTTGCGCTTGGCCTCCAGCTTCCATGCACCGCCGTCAGCCTCGTACAGTGCCGGGCGGCCATCTTTGTCGAGGCGCAGCAAGAAGTCGCTGGCGGGCTGTTCCACCTCCAGGAACGTGCGGTAGGGCTGCAGGTGGACGATGGGCTGGACGATCTGCTGCTCTTTCAGCACCGCGCCGGTGCGGACGCTGACCTCCTGGCTGATCCCGTTGTCCACACTGGACACGCCCTGATTGACGTCAATGCGGCTCAGCAGGGCCAGCAGGTAGTCACGGTCATCGGTGACAGCGTACAGGCTCTGCAGCTCTACGACGGCCTGCTCCTGGGTCATGCTCTGGTTTGTGGTAATGCCCGGCACGTCGCTCACGGCCTCATACAGCGGCAGGCGGCTGTAGATCGCGTAGTCGCGGCCCGTATAGGTGCTGTCCACCATGACCCGCCGGGCGCTGTCCACACGCACATACAGCAGGGGCGAGTGGTTGATACCCTCGGTGCGGATCAGCTTGACAAGCGCCTCCAGCGTGTCCACCGAGTACCGTGCCGGGAATTCAACCTCCGGCTTGACCTCGACCAGATCGGCGGAGCAGAACTGATGCCCGTCGCGCGTTTCCAGGGTGAAGGGGGTCGCCAGCTCCACAATGCGGTCAATAGCGTCTTTCAAAAAGCTGTTTTCCATTGTCTTGTCCTTTCTGTCTGTTAATACCCGGCACGGCCTACGCGGGCCATAGCCGGTACGGGGGCTTCGTCTCCGTCCATGTCCACCTGTCCGGGGACCTGCGGCGTCATCTCGGCCAGCAGCAGGCTGCCGTCCCGCGCCTTGGTAATGCACAGGGACGTGCGCACCGGCTGGATCGGCGCGAGGGTGGTCTTTGCCTGCGCGTCCATGCCGATCTGCTGGCGGTAGTCGTCCGGGGCGAACGTCAGCGTGATGGTGATCTTGCGCTTGGCGGTTGCCGCGGTGTTAGGGTCCATAATGTTCGCCACGACCCGCTCAACCTCATAGTCTGTGATCTCGGCAATGGCGCCCATCGCCATCTCCAGCACGCTCTTTTTGTTTACGATCTGGGGCATCACTCATCACCTCCAACTTTTACGCCCTCGCCCTGATAATGCCGCTTCATCATGATATAAGCGGCCTTCTCGGCCTCAAGGTCGTCAGGGTGTTCTCTGCGCATCCTATCGATCAGTTCATCGCGCCAGAAATGCAGAGCCGCGCACAAAAAAGGGATATCCGGGCCAGATAGTCCCGCCTCACCGTTCAGCGCCGCGAGGACGACATCCAGCGCCTCTTCATGGACGGCATCAATCTGTTTGGGGCTTACTTCTCCGCCCAGAACTTGCGTCTTAATAATGTTATCGACGCTTTGCAGCCTGGGCTTATACCATACATTCATCGTTTGCATCCTCCTAAAAACTAAATTTCTTCCCCAAACACCTCGGCGAAGCTGCCGGGGCCGTGGAGTTCATCAAAAGCAAATTGTGCCGCCTGTTCCAACTCCCGCCGGGCGGCGGGGTCAAAATGGACGCCCAGGTGCGGCTCATTGTGATGGTTGTGGCACAGCCAGACCTTGAGGCCGTACTGTTCGGACAGTTCGCGCCGCCCGCGTCCAAACAGGATGTGATGCTCCTCCAGGCCGCGCGTGGTGC